ACGGATCGAAGAGGCCTTGCCAATCTTGGCCCGCATACAACAACAAGGAACTGAAATGAAAGAAGCCAACATATTTGAAGCCTGGGCCCGACAACTGGTAGAAGGCACCTGGGCCACACCAGATACTCCAGAAAAACGTGCCACCCTGGCACAGTTGATGAGCGCAGAATTCCCAGTGGGCCCCGATGCTACCAATGCCACAGAACAGTTGTATGACATCATGGGCGATGATGTGTTGTTTGATCGCTTGGAAACCTTGAGTACCCAAGATGCCGATGCCGATGCTAGACAAATAATCTATGATCGCATGCAAGAACTAGCAGACCATCCAGATGTTCGTGCTGCCATGAGTGAATTTACCATGGATCAACAGACTCCAACCGCTGAACCTGCTGAACCCATGGGCGAAACAGTAAAAGATCCTGCCGATCAAACCGAAGATCCAGAAGGAACCCAGCAACCCGATTACGACGAGTACGCGGATAGTCTAAAGAACATACTCCAGCGTGCCGGTGTGGATGACACTGTCAAGGCCGCGCCACCCTACGAAGCGTCAGTGGAAGAAGATGCCCAACCTGGTGTTGTGGCTGATTTTGACGAAGCTGAAAATCTCAGTCCATTTACCGAAGAAGCCAAATGCAATATGACCGAAGCTGGTAAAATGTGTCCAACACACGGACTCCGAGAGTGTGGCATGGAAGAAGCTACAGCCTTGCAAGGACAGTACGGTCATTCGGGTCGCATGAAGCCGGTAGAAAAAGATGTCACGTTCTTGGATCGCCTCAAAGAACTATCTGGCATGATGCGCAAGTAAATCTGCAATTAGAACAACCGCGTCATAAATAATACTTGACGCTAAGGAATTAAGCGTGTACACTACACAAGTGAATACGCTTTTTTCTTTTGTATCACAGGCAACGTAACATCTAAACATTTAGATAGGCAACACATAGTAAAACTTTTAGAAAGGCAACTCAACTATGGCATCATTAGCAGAAATTCGCGCAAGACTAGCCGCTAGCGAATCCAAACAAGGCGGAAACTCCACAGGCGGTGACAATTCGATTTACCCACATTGGAACATGGAAGAAGGCGCTAGTGCCACGCTCCGTTTCTTGCCTGATGGTAATACCAAAAACACATTCTTTTGGCAAGAACGGGCCATGATCCGTTTGCCATTCAATGGCATCAAAGGCGAAGCAGACAGCAAGCAAGTCTATGTCCAAGTGCCATGCATGGAAATGTGGCAAGAGACCTGCCCGGTGCTGACCGAAGTTCGCACTTGGTTCAAGGACAAGGCTCTTGAAGACATGGGTCGTAAGTATTGGAAAAAACGCAGTTATATTTTCCAGGGCTTTGTACGTGAGAATCCCCTGGGCGACGACAAGACTCCAGAGAATCCAATCCGCAGATTCATCATTGGTCCACAGATCTTTACACTTATTAAAGGTGCATTGATGGATCCAGAACTGGAAGAATTACCAACAGACTTGATGCGTGGCTTGGACTTCCGTATTAGCAAGACCAGCAAAGGTGGCTTTGCCGACTACAACAGTAGCAAGTGGGCACGCAAAGAATCGGCCTTGACCGAAGCCGAACAAGCCGCGGTAGAAAAGCATGGCCTGTTTGATCTAAGCACATTCTTGCCCAAGCGTCCTGGTGAAGCTGAAGTCAAGGTCATCAAAGAAATGTTTGAAGCAAGTGTTGATGGTCAGAGCTATGACACAGAGCGTTGGGGTCAGTACTTCCGTCCAGCAGGTGTAACAGCACCAGCCGGTGCCGCACATGTGGATGAAGATACTCCAGCACCTGCAGCCAAACCAGCTCCGGTAGCGGCAAGTAACTTTGACGACGAAGATGACGCACCAGCAGTGGCGTCAGCACCAGTAGAGGCCAAGCCTGCAACTCAAAAAGCTGAAGACATCTTGGCAATGATTAGGGCACGTCAAAAAGCGTAATAAATGTTATCGCATTTAGATCGCATTTTGTTTCCAGACCGCTGTGAGGTATTAGAAATTATACCCTCACAGCGGTATGTCTATGTTATTTTTAAAAATGGACATAGTAGTTTTTTATCTCATCGACTGAAAAATAATTGTCGAATTTTTATCAATCAACAGATTCAAAAAATAAACAATATTGACATAGTTATAAGAAACCCGCAAGATAGATTAATATCTGGAATCAATACCTTTATACAACATACCTTACAAAATAATCCCAAACTTGATTCTTCTACAGTAGAATGGTTTGCTCAAAATTATTTGCATTTAGATCGTCACTACTATCCACAGTTTTCGTGGCTGTTAAATTTAGCAAGATACCTGGATACTAATACAAAATTAAATTTTTTACCAATGGCAGAGATTGGTGCCATTACAGGTTTTAATGAAAAGCCGGTTGGAGTGACAGAAGCTTCCGATGAGTTAACGAACCAGATTGCCCTAATAAAAAATAATGAAATGTATCAGCGAGTAGATATGGTTATATTTGAATGCATTGGTCAAAGTTTGACATTCGGCGAACTATTGAAACACATAAAAAAATCAGACCCAGATGCATATACCTATGTAATTGAGTATGCACAACAAATTTTAAACCCAATCTATGTATTGTCCTAGACTCGATCATTTTGTACGCTTTAACTCCAACGGCACAGTGAGCCGGTGTGGTCACATGATCAATGCTCCACAGTTTGACAGCCTAGAAGACATGGAAAACAGTACCTGGTTGACCAAGACACGTGAAAAGATGCAGGCCAACAAGTGGCCTGCAGAATGTATGCGTTGCGAAGAAACCGAACCTGCCAGCATACGTCATTATGCCACGGACCTAGATAATCAAACTGATCGATTAGATTACTTGCAGGTGGGCGGAGTTCTTGACAACGTGTGTAACGCGGCCTGCTTGACCTGCAATGAAACCTTGAGCACTCGTATAGGCAGTCTCAACGGACGAGGATTTCCAGTGTACAACAATCTTGATAGATTTTGGGACTTGCCGCAAGAACGTATAGTTCACTTGGACATCAACGGTGGAGAGCCCAGCTATAGCAAAAACTACAAAAGTCTGTTGGCCAATCTGCCTCCCAACTTACAAACTCTAAGACTGAATACCAACTGTAGTACAGTTCTTGACGAACTCACTGACCTAGCCCGCCGAGGCATCAAGGTCACGGTCACAGTCAGTTGTGATGGCATTGGGCCTGTACATGAGCTTGTACGTTGGCCTATCACATGGCAGACATTCTACAATAATCTCATGCTCTACAAGGCCATGCCTGTGCAGTTGAATCTTTGGACCACAGTCAGTGTTCTCAATGCGGATGATCTGCCCAACATTCAGGCATTTGCCAAACAGCATGAGATTGATCATAGTTGGGCTTATCTCAAACAGCCCTGGGAACTGTCGGTGGATAATAAAGATTCCGAAGCCACGCAATCATACATACGCAAACAAAAACTGCTTAGGGAAATCGTATGAAAATTGCAATCACTGGTCATACCGCAGGCATCGGCCAGGCCCTTGCTCAACAATACACAAGGTTGGGTCATGAAATCGTGGGCCTAAGCAAACGCGAAGGCAACAACATACGCAACATTCCAAAGATATGTGATCAAATTGAACCCTGTGACGTGTTTGTTAATAATGCTCAAGCTGGTTATGCACAAACAGAACTCCTGTTTGAAATGACCAAACGATGGTCAGGAAAAAACAAACATATAGTGGTTGTTAGCACACAGATGACACAATACCCAATCAGTCCTTTGCCTGGATTAGAAATGGATCAGTATAGAATACAAAAAGTTGCACTGGAGGAGGCAGTAAAACAATTACGTATCCGTGAATTAAGTATAACGTTTACCATAGTTCGACCAGGCAACATAGCCACCAGTGCAGACAAAACAGTGCCACCAGCAGCTGATGTAAACAACTGGGCACAGACCTTGATAGAAATTTTGAATCTAGCGACAAAAAATAAATTGGCCATACCAGAAATAAGTATTGGACCATGATCACACCAAAACAAATATTAACCGGTGGCACATTTTGTCCCTTGCCCTGGACTGGGCTCATGTACAACACAGATGGCCAGGTGAAAAACTGCATTCGCAGTGCTGGACAACTTGGTAATATCCGTGAGCATTCTATACAGGACATCTTGCATGGGCCAACCAATCTGGACACACAACAACGCATGCTGAGCAATCAGCCTGGCCAGGATTGCCACCCTTGCCACAGTCTTGAAAATAAAAAATCAGGATTTGACATCATTAGTGATAGAATATTTTACATACGTGAGTTAAAACAAGTGCCATTGTCGACCTATCAACATGGTCAACACGATCTGCACACAATAGATGTACGTTGGACTAATCTGTGTAATTTTGCATGTGTGTACTGCGGGCCTGCATTCAGTAGCCGATGGGCTGATGAATTGGACACGACAATTGTTCGCCCTACCCAGACCCAAGTGGACTCATTCAAAAAATACATATTTGATCATGCGTCTACCCTTAGGCATGTGTACATGGCCGGCGGCGAACCCTTGCTGATGAAAGAAAATTTGGAGTTGTTGGCACTACTAAAGCAGGTTAATCCTGAAGTAAATCTGCGGGTCAATACCAATCTCAGCAAAACAGACACTCAAGCGTTTGAAGCAATATGTGAGTTTAAAAATGTGCATTGGATTGTAAGTGTGGAAAGTCTGGCTCGGGAGTTTGAGTACATTAGATTTGGTGGATGCTGGACGGATTTTTTGGACAACCTACAAACAATCACACAACTGGAACACAAAATATCGTTCAATATGTTGTGGTTTTTGTTGAACTATGATTCCATATTTGATTGTGTTGATTACCTGAAACAGATCGGATTTCACAACAACAGTTTTGTCATTGGAGCTCTTTTAGGTCCAGAGGCCCAGGGTCCAGAATACCTAAACATTAGGAATCTGCCAGAAAATGTGTTAAAATTACTTGAACACAAACTGCAAGATAAAATATCCGAGTCACCTGGATATCTATTAGAAGACAGTTATCGGAATATGTTGAACTATATCCAAACGCCTTTTGAGAAAAATCTCAAAAGATCATTTGAAAAGTTATGGGAAATGGATCAGCGGCGCAACATAGACAGTAGCAAAATTTTTACAGAATTATATCAATTACGAGAGGAAAATTAGCATGGGAAAACCATTTGACATAAGCAAGTTCCGCAAGGACATCACAAAAAGTATCGAAGGTCTAAGCATTGGATTTAATGATCCAACTGACTGGATTTCAACAGGCAACTTTGCCTTGAACTATCTTATCAGTGGAGACTTTAATCGAGGTATTCCTCTGGGCAAGATCACAGTATTTGCCGGCGAGTCCGGTGCAGGCAAAAGTTATATTTGTTCTGGCAACATTGTCAAGAACGCACAAGAGCAAGGTATCTTTGTTATCCTAGTTGATACAGAAAATGCACTTGATGAAACATGGCTCCACGCACTTGGTGTAGATACCAGTGCAGACAAGTTACTTAAATTGAACATGAGTATGATTGACGATGTGGCCAAGGCCATTTCAACATTCATGATTGATTATAAAGCATTGCCCGACGGCGAACGTATGAAGGTGTTGTGGGTCATTGACAGCTTAGGCATGTTACTGACCCCAACAGACGTTAACCAATTTGAAGCCGGTGACATGAAGGGCGACATGGGTCGTAAACCCAAAGCATTAACAGCACTGGTTCGTAATTCAGTCAATATGTTTGGTGGCTACAATGTTGGGATGGTCTGTACCAACCACACATACGCAAGTCAAGACATGTTTGATCCAGATGATAAGATCTCGGGCGGTCAAGGCTTTATCTATGCGTCCAGTATTGTAGTGGCCATGAAGAAGATGAAACTCAAAGAAGACGAGGATGGCAACAAGATTACAGAAGTCATGGGTATCCGTGCTGGTTGTAGGGTAATGAAAACACGCTATGCCAAACCGTTCGAAGGCATGCAGGTCAAGATTCCGTACGAAACAGGTATGAATCCCTACAGTGGATTGACTGACCTGGCAGAGAAAAAAGGTATTCTTAAGAAAGACGGTAATCGTTTGATGTTTGTCACAAGCAATGGTGAGATCATCAAGCAGTTCCGCAAAGCCTGGGAATCAAACGAAGATAGTTGCTTGGATAAACTAATGGTAGATTTTGCAAATCAACGCGAAACGGTAAGTACTGAAGAAACAGTCACGGAGGAATAATAGATGTCAGCAGAACTAAGCCGAGAAATTTGGAACGAACTCAAACGTTACGTAAATGTTGTGGATCGCAACGATGCCGCAGAAACCTTGGTATCGGTGTTGATTGACAACGATGTAGCAGCCGATGAGATCAAAGAAACTTTCAAAAGCGACACGGAAGTAAAGCGTGCTCTAGCCCACTATCTCAAAGATCAGGAAGAAGAGGAAGACGACGACGACAGTTGGGAAGAAGAGGAAGACGACGAGTACTAATAACTTCTATGGTTGATAATTTTTATTGCAGTCAAAAATTCACCGGTCTCAGCATTGATTTAGAAAAAAGATTATTGTATTCTTGTTGTTCTGCGGGTCCAGAAAAAATTGATTTGGTCTGGCTAAAGGAAAATCCTGGCCAGTTGTTCAACAGTGCCAACCTACAACAAGAAAGGCAAGACATGTTGGACAACCGTCCAGTGACCAGTTGTCAACAGGCCTGTTGGATTCCTGAATCATTGGGATTAGAAAGCCGTCGAACTCAATACAAAACTTATAATTTAACTCATGCCGACACATGCACAGTTGAACCTGAAGTCTTAAACATTATATTAGGATCAACTTGCAATCTCACCTGTGTATATTGTTGCAAACAGTACAGCACTGCCTGGACTCGAGATATAAAAAATAACGGAGCATATTTTGACAGTCCAAGATTTAATTTGATGCCAATAGATGACATTTTGTCTCGCATAAGTCAAAACGAACATAAACGGTCAGAAGGATTTGATATTATTGTCAAAGAATTATCCAACTATAAGAATCTCAAAGAAATTGTAATCTCTGGCGGCGAACCTTTTTTATACAACGAGTTTCCTGATTTGTTAAACAGTCTGTCAGACAATGAAAATTTATTGTTTTATACAGGACTAGGAGTTGATAGCCGCCGGCTGGTTGCCCAACTTGATCGTATCAAACACAAGGAAAAAATTACAGCCGTGGTCAGTGCCGAAACTTGTGATCAACTGTACGAATTTACCAGATACAATAACACATATCAAAAATTTTTAGAAAATTTAAAAATATTGCAAAGTTACATGACTGTAAAATTTCTATCAGTGTTGAGTAATTTGACCATACATGGCATAGTTGATTTTGTTGATAAATTTTCTGACCAAGTTTCATTTTATAATTTTTGCAACGACCCAAATTATTTGAGCATCAATGTGTTGGACGATGAAACCAAAAACAACTTGATCAAATCAATATTAGATAGCAATATCAAATTGAAAGATAACATTGTAACAACCACGATGCAACCTTGCACTGAGTTGCAACGACAACAACTTTCTAGTTATTTGAGCCAATATTCTCAACGAAGGAATCTCTCGCTTGACATCTTCCCGCTAAGTATGTTACAATGGTTAAATCTAAAATGAAGACATTATATGTGGTATAGTAAAGTTGTAGCCAATCTTGGTGCTATCCCAGATTTCATAGCACACTACGAAACCGAGCTGGAATCAGCCAAGGTTGAATGCCGTATTGGCGGTCTGATAGAAAAAAATATCACAGCACTTCCTGGCATTACTGAACACAGATTCAATCAGCTACAAGAAATAGAAGCTGTGTTAAACTACCTCAACATACAACTGCGCAAGATCCGGCGCAGACATTTCCAAAAATATCTTGAAGGTTATGCTAGAGCCCTGACCAGTAGAGATGCTGAAAAGTATGTGGACGGCGAAGATGAAGTGATCGATTTTGAAACCATTATCAACGAAGTGGCTTTGCTACGCAATCGTTGGCTGGGCATCATGAAAGGTCTGGATACCAAGCAGTGGCAGATGGGTCATGTGGTGCGATTGCGTACTGCTGGTATGGAAGATATACAACTATAAATCGTGACGTCACGATGAAGAAAAAATGTCGCAAAATGTCCAACACTTGGCAGGACAATATCAAATTTTGCAACATTAACTGCCCAGATAAATATCTGCATGAAAAAAATTGTGATAGCAACTGGTGGTTTCGATCCGGTGCACAGCGGGCATGTATCTTATCTAGAAGCAGCTAAAAAACTAGGCGATATTTTGATAGTGGGGTTGAATTCCGATGAATGGCTGACCCGCAAAAAAGGACGAGCCTTCATGCCGTTCAGTGAGCGAGAAGCGGTGTTACGATCCATGCGTTGTGTTGATGAAGTAATCAAATTTGACGACAGCGACAACAGTGCAAAAATAGCCATCTATCACGTCCGACGGCTTTATCCGCACGATCATATTATATTTGCTAATGGTGGCGATCGAACCAAACAAAACATTCCAGAGATGGACTTGTTGGATCTTAATTTGCGTTTTGATTTTGGTGTAGGCGGCGATAACAAAGCCAATTCTAGCTCGTGGATCTTGGAAGATTGGAAATCTCCTAAAACTATTCGCAACTGGGGATACTATCGAGTTTTACATTCGGTTGATACCACGCTCAAGGTCAAAGAACTTACTGTGGAACCAGGTAAATGTCTCAGCATGCAACGACACACGCAACGCGGTGAATTTTGGTTTGTAGCGTCTGGCACTGCTACAATCTATACTTTGAATGCCAGCAGTGATTTTGAACTCATGGCGGTAGTTGAACCACACTACCATGTCTGGATAGACAACCGTCAATGGCATCAGTTGCGCAACGAACACGCCGTGCCTCTCAAGGTAGTAGAAATACAATTTGGTACCCAGTGCGAAGAATCTGACATCGAAAGACAACAATGACACCAATTCCGGTATTTGTTGGGTATGATCCTAGAGAAGCCATAGCGTTTCATACCTGCGTAAACAGTATCATCCGTCATGCCAGTCAACCAGTGGCCATTGTGCCAGTGGCACTAAATCTGTTCCGAGACTACGAAGAAACACACACAGACGGCAGCAATCATTTTATCTACACAAGATTTTTAGTGCCACATCTCATGAGCTACACAGGTTGGGCCATATTCATTGATGGAGATATGATCCTGCGAGATGATATCGTAAAACTATGGAATATGAGAAATGAGGATTATGCTGATGTATTTGTGGTCAAACACGATTACAAGACTAAAATGACAGAAAAGTATCTAGGAAGCAAAAACGAAGACTATCCAAGAAAAAATTGGAGTAGTGTGATTCTATGGAACTGTAGTTCATGGCCCAATAGAAAACTCACTCCAGAATTTATACAACGTGCCACTGGTGCTGAATTACACAGATTTACCTGGCTAGATGACAAGCGCATCGGTGAACTGCCGCCCGAATGGAACTGGTTGCCTGACGAATATGGCGCCAATCCAGATGCCAAACTGTTGCATTATACCTTGGGTACTCCGTGCTTTCATGAATTTGCAGACACACCACAAGCCGATGAATGGCACAAGGAACGCATGTATACCGAATACTGCTTACAAAGAGGCATGCTGTGATTCTACCAGTGGCTCTAGTGGATCGTTGGCCTGCTGATGAATATAAACAACAACACTCTACCATTGAATCGTCACTCAAACACAGTGTTGCAGATTTATTAAAACTTCGTAACGAGGTTGCAATTCTAAAACAGATTGAGCAACAATGGGGGCTAAGTCCAATCCCAGAAGAACTGTTGACTAAAGACATCAGAAACCATGTCAAACGATCCGGAGGCGACCAACTTGGACAAGAATTTATTCAGTACATTATAAATCAAGATGCTGAGTTTGATCGTTGTTTGAAATTTTCAGACTATCCTGCTATGATCATGGCCGCATATCCAGACAGCAGATTTGTCGCTAAGAATAGGTTCTGGGACGAAGCCGAAGATATCATTAAAGATCCGGTATTGATCCGCGGCATCAGTTCTGGCAAAATAGGTAAATTTGTTCAAGAGCGTGGGCAAGATTACTATTTTATTGAAACAGGATATCTCGGCAACTATCGTTGTGACAACAATCGCACAGGCAGAAAAGTCTATCATCGCATTGTAAAAAATGCCATGCAACACTCCACAATCATGGATGTTCCAGATGATCGATGGAAAGCATTGATCGATTTTAATCCAAACTTAGAATACAAAGGATGGCGTCGTTCCGGATCAAAGATTCTGGTCGTGTTGCCCACAGAAAAACCATTTCAATATTATGGGCATGATCGGAAAAAATGGATTCAAAAAGTTGAACGCACGATCAAAAAATACAGCGACAGAGAAATTGTCTGGCGTGAAAAAGCCAGTCGCGGCGAACGAACCAACGACACTATCTATGATGCATTAGATGATGATATTTACGCACTGGTTACCTACAACAGTATTGCCACTGTGGAAGCAGTACAGCACGGAATCCCAGCATTTGGACTAGCCCCTACTGCTGCAGATCCGGTATGTAGCAACGATCTGTCACAGATTGAAAATCCTGTAATGCCCGATGAAGACGTGGTTTACAAATGGTTATGCTCTATTGCCTACAGTCAATTTAGTCTGGATGAAATTTTAACAGGCCAAGCCTGGAAGATGGTATTAGAAAATGCACAACGGCCGACCTTTAATTATTAAAAGCTACCTGAGTAGCTTGCCCAAGCACATTAACGGCACTGAAAAAATCAATGCCCTGACATATTTTGCCGAAGGCGCTGCTCGTTGTGGTGATTTTGCTACTACTACTCAGTCACAAACTTATGAAACTTGTGACGTTGGTGCCATCATTGGCAATGCGTTTGATGCAAATCCCAGCAAGGTCAGACTGGCGCACTATCAAGTTCGCAAAATGGTAATGGACACACAACGATTGCACAACAAGTATTGGTTGAGCATTGACAGCAATGTGTTTATCTACAAAGATGTTGCCAATCCGCACAAGTATCTACGTTACAGTTTTAATGGTGTATTTCCAGCAACTGGCATATACTGCAATGAAACACCCAGCGATGAAAACTGGAACAACATGCGTCGTGATTACAACATGGATCTAAAACCTTGGCGAGCAACTGGCAATCATATTTTAGTTTGTTTACAACGACCCATGGGATGGAGCATGCGTGGTACAGATTTAATGAAGTGGCTCAAGAAAACGCTAGGGCAAATTAGGGCACACAGTGACCGCCCGATATTGATAAGATGGCACCCAGGTGACTGGAAAGCGTTTCCCAATTACAAAGCCACCCTTGACAATTTTGGTGTTACCGTAAGTCCACAAGGGCGCCATATCAATGAAGATTTAGTCAACTGTTGGGCCTTGGTGTGCCACAACTCAACTCCAAGTGCTGTGGCACCCATAGAAGGCATTCCAGCATTCATCACTGATGGACCGGCGTACAGTCAAGGCGGCGATATTGCCAACACAGATTTGAGTCAGATAGAAACGCCCAACATGCCGGATCGTGAACAATGGATTAAAAAACTAGCCCAGTGTCATTGGAGCTTTGAAGATCTCAAGTCAGGGCGTTGCTGGGCCCACATGCGCAACTGGGTCAAAGTCTCGTAGTTCAGTCAACTGTGTGCGGTAGTCAGGAATACCAAAATCAAATTCATTTCTGGTATCGATCAAGATCTTGTTCACGTCTTTGGGACCACTGGTTCTGATCACTGTTTTTCCTAAATCATACACGTCATTGATCAAACACAATAACTCGTACTTGTTGATGTTTACTGCATTATTAACCACATGATATACGCCGGCAATGCTAGGATTGCACACATATTGATCAATGCATTTGGCCAATTGCAATGTGGTAATACCATTCCACCAGGCATTGTCCCACCCAGGCAATTCGTCTGCTGTATTTTTTCTAACCCAATCAAGTAATCCTGTACCATTTTTAAGTTCTGGTCCAATGATACTCATACGAAAAGTGATATCTTTGGCATTGTTGACTTCGCCTAGACTTTTGCTACGACCGTACGCATTCATTTCGGTGTGTGTATCTGTTTCAACATAGTTGCCGACGCCCCCATCAAACACACAGTCGGTGCTTAGATGAATCAATCGAGTTTGGGTATCTTTTAGTTTGTGTTCAACGTAGTGCGGAAACCATGAATTGACCACACTGGCCCGGTCCGGTCTTTGTATGCACGGTTGTACCAGCAGGCCAATACAGTTTACAACAAAGTCAGCATCCAATTGATCAAAAAACGCCATAGTGGATAGAGGATTTTCAACATCTAGTCGGTCACGTCCTACTGCATCAACCGTATGCCCTTGTTGAGCAAGATATCCGGCTACAACATGTCCGGCCATGCCATTTGCACCTAGCACTGTAATTTTCATAAAAATCCACCTTTGGTTAACATTGCTTTGATTTGATCACGGTCCATTAATACTGTGTGTGAACTAAACTCAGGATAAGGAAACTTTGGCAACACTTTGTATCGATCTTCAAGTTCTTGGGAACACTTGGTAGGCAGTATCACATAGTAGTTTTCATCAAAGCAATAGCTTAACAATGCTTCGTGTTTGCTGATCAACATTTCGTCTAGTTTTTCTCCTGGCTTGCTGCCAATCTCCTTGATGTCCACGGTGCCATACTGATCCATGAGCACCCGGGCCACATCGCGAATATAACAAGCTGGCATGTTCATAACAAACGTTTCACCACCTACACTGGCTTCTGCAGCCTTGAACAACAACAAGATAGCTTCTTCTAAAGTCAAAAAGAAACGAGTCATTTCTAAATCGGTGATGGTAACAGGTCCGCCTGCTCGGATCTGTTCAATAAAATAGGGAATCACGCTGCCATTGGATCCCATGACATTGCCACCGCGTATGCACACAAATTTGGTCTTGTCAGTCAG